TCCGTGCAGTCTCTCGGCATTTTGTTTAGCACGTAAATATTTACAGAAAATCAAACGTTTTGGTCCTTAAATATGTGACCCAATAGTGGTGTGTGCACCACTAGACATACGTAACCCTGATCGGGAATGTTTGTACTGCATTACCAGTGACACTTTATACGATGTGACAATCGCCCAGTTTGCTAATACCACTGATTATAACAATCCGTGGTCTCGTTGGTATAGGTTTCTAGATTACTAAAGGTTATATTAAACCTTCTATAGTACTCTTCTAAGTGCACTTGTTGTACAGGAGTTATGCCAAAAGCTTTATAAAAGCTAAGGCGAGTCTTAAAGTGTATGGTGGTTGCATATTTGTTCTCCATACCCTTGCCCCAATACGACATGGAACTTTGACGTACACTTCGAATCTCTCTATCTAGAGCCCTCTTCCTTTGTCGTTTAGACAATTTCATACCCTTCAAAATACTGTCTGCTCCTCTAGCATAACAGGTGTAAAAGTCTTGAAAAATTGGTATGCCACCATGGGTATTAATACCACCATTGGCAACAGCACTAAGCCACTTAGAAGCCTTAACTTCATTATCAAGTGGATCAATGCAAACTGCATCCTTAATAATAGCATCTCGAACGCAGCGCACCATTTGGTATCCATCAGTTGTCCAAACGGGTCGCGTTTGGCAGAATTCGACTCCTTCAAGAATTCTATTAACAGCTGACAATTTGATGCGCATAGCAAATTTTAAAAACCAATTTTTCAATCCCTCTACAAGGGTAGGGATGTCTTCTTTCTCACAGAAAATAGTGCAATCATCTCCACAGTTAATTAGGCGGGCTTTAATCCCAATGGTCCTAAAATAACCATGTAATATCGCAGTAACCAAAACAACACCAACCAATGATGTATTGACCTGGCCAGATGTTAAAGTACCATCTGTCCAATACTCAAATTCACCATCGTCGCACCTAGCTTTAGCGTGCGTAGAAAGTTGTTTGGAAAATAACCACATTATTCTATCTGTTTCTTCGGGCCCGAAAAATGAACACAACACGACATGAGTCTTTCGGAGACCAATCTGAGATATCGACTGATCTAGTCGTTTGACATCAAGATCAATAGATGCACAATCGATAAAACTCGACCAATGCGCAGATATGGTATTTCCTAGTTGTAAATAGTTCATTCCTTTGGCAACGACAATATGTCCGTACATCTCGTTGACCTTCATGTAGATTGAATGTTCGGCTGCTTTTGCGTAGCAACCATCAGAAACAAGCATTCTATCACTAGGGGGCGAAATGACACGGGGAACGTGATCAGGTTTAGCACTTCTAATATCTTT